CTGTCCTTAAATATACAAATATCAGTGATGGGACGGGGCAAGCTGCGGCTGTTTTAGTTGATGTTGATTCTTTATCTGCTGATCCTGTAACAGGACAAGCCTGTAACGGTGTTACCTTGCAAACTATTACCTTTTCCAATATTGGGATGGGTGTAGAGCTGTTATGGGACGCCACTGCTAACGTACCTTTACTTAACCTCCCGCAAGATTGGGAAGACACCATAGATTTTTCAGACTTTGGTATTCCCAATAATGCAGGTGCTGGCAAGACGGGAGACATTCTGGTTACTACGGTGGGGGCAACCCTGGCGGATACTTATTTGCTTGTTTTAACTGTAACCAAGTCTTATGCCAGCGTCTAAAGATCCAAGACTTAAAAGAGCGGGGGTATCGGGGTATAACAAACCCAAGCGTACCCCCAGTCACGCTAAAAAGTCTCACGTTGTGGTGGCTAAAGAGGGCGATAAAGTTAAGACAATTCGTTTTGGTGAGAAAGGTGCTAGTACTGCTGGGAAACCAAAAGCAGGTGAGTCGGCTAGGATGAAGGCTAAACGTAGGTCGTTTAAAGCCAGACATGGCAAAAACATAGCCAAAGGCAAAATGAGCGCTGCTTATTGGGCCGATAAGGTTAAGTGGTAATGCCAAGTAAGACTAAGAAACAAGCCAAATTTATGGCAGCAGTAGCTAATAACCCTAAATTTGCTAAGAAAGCGGGAGTACCGCAGAGTGTAGGACAAGAGTTTGCTAACGCAGATAAGAGGAATAAAGATATGCCAAGTTATTTTGACAGTACTAAAAAGAAGCCCGGTAAAGCTGTGAAAAAGGGATACAAACGCGGTGGAAGAACGGCTGCGGATACGGCAGGTAGGCGCAGTACTCTGACTCCGCACGGTAGAGCGGTGCCGAGCCCTACACCAGTACGCGCACCAACAAGGGGTCACGCCGCTGGTGGTAAGGTTCACGATGAGAAAGTTTTACGTAATCTTGATGACGAAGTTTATCGAATTGCGCCTAAAGAACGCATGGGTGGTGCTGAAGGTAGGGATGCTAGGGATGAAAGGCGGCGTATTAATCGTGAAAAAGATTATGAAAAACGCCATATGAATAAAGGCGGTAAGGTTAAAAAACAAGGGTATAACGACCGTTTAGATGAGTCTTTAGGCGCTAGGGATGGCAAGAAGTCTCAGAGTCTCAAGTCTCGTAGAGATGAGAGCAAAGGGATGGAAAAAGCTATGGGCAAAGGTGCCTATTCCGGTGCGTCTACTATGATGGCTGACGGCGGCGATGTTCAGAGTGCCCATGACCGTCGGGATGAAAGCTTGGGGTCTACAAAACCTCGGGGGTGGGGACAAGCGCGGCGTGGTTGGCAAGGCCGCTATGATTCAACTAAACGACAACGCTAAGACATTTATCACTAAGGAGAAATAATATGACTGGTTTATTTGGTAGACCTGATCCTAACGCAAAAGAAGCACCAAAAGACGCACCTAAGAAAGCCGTTAAGAAAAAAGCTGCCCCTAAAAAAGCGGCTAAATAGAGGTATTTATTATGATGCGATCTAGAGGTATGGGGAAAATAAACCCTTGTAAAATGCCTGGGGGTAAAAAACCTACGGCATTGAAAGACGGTGGCTGGATTCAGAAAGCTATTAAGAAACCTGGTGCTTTACGTAAAGAACTTGGGGTAAAGGAAGGGGAAAAAATTCCTGCTAAGAAGTTGAATGCAGCGGCCAAAGCTTCGGGGAAATTGGGGCAACGGGCACGTTTGGCTAAAACCTTGAGGGGCATGGCCTAGTGGCAACCACTGACACAGCTACGTTTACAATGGACTTCACGGAAATTGCTGAAGAAGCATTTGAACGTGCTGGCAGGGAACTTCATTCGGGTTATGACCTTAAAACAGCACGGCGCTCAATGAATTTGTTAACTATTGAGTGGGCCAATCGGGGCATTAACATGTGGACGATTGATGAAGGGTTTGTAAACTTAGTGCAAGGTACCGCAACGTATGACCTCCCCGCTGCTACTATTGATTTAATTGAGCAGGTTATTCGTACTAACGAGGGCAACGCTACCACTCAATCTGATCTTAATCTTTCTCGCATTAGTGTGGCTACTTATTCTTCAGTACCTAATAAACTCAGTCAAGGTAGGCCGATCCAAGTGTGGGTAGATAGACTGAGAGATAACCCTACCGTTACTGTGTGGCCCGTCCCTGACCAGGGTACGGCCTTGGATCCCTATTATGTACTTAGATACTGGCGGTTGAGGCGTATTCAGGATGCTGGATCTGGGGTACAAACTCCCGATATGAATTTTAGGTTTTTTCCTGCACTGGTTGCAGGGTTGGCTTATTACATTGCTACTAAAATACCGGATTTGTTGCCGCGTGTAGAAATGCTAAAGGCCCAATATGAGGAACAATATGCCCTTGCGGCCGCTGAAGACAGGGAGAAAGCATCTATTAATTTAGTACCTCGCTCTTATGGGGTTAGTTAATAATGAGTGAAAGATTCGCATCAGGGCAAAATGCAATTGCTGAATGCGATGTGTGTGGGTTTCAGTATAGGCTTAGGCAGCTTAAACCTTTAGTGGTAAAGGCTGTTATAACTGGTATTAAGGCTTGTCCTGAATGTTGGGAACCAGACCAACCACAATTAATGTTGGGTGTTTTTCCCGTGTCTGATCCCCAAGCTATACGTGATCCCCGACCTGATTTTACGGGGTATCCCGCAAGTCGGGCTAGATTGCAGCCGGCAGACCCCCTGTATGCTTTTGGGCATGTTGGGCAAGTGACTATAGTCATTACTTAGGAGATAAACATGACTAAAGAGAAAACGGTAAAAATAAAGAAGTGGCCTGGTGTTAAAGATTATAAGCCCGGCACTACAGTTAATTCTCCTGAACGATCTTCAGGTTTTGTAAAAACCACTGGTGTGAAAACACGGGGGAACGGTGCAGCTACGAAAGGGACAATCGCCAGAGGGCCGATGGCGTAGGAGAGTAGTGAGTGAATTACACAGAGCTAAAAACCAATATACAGGACATTTGTGAACACACATTTACAGATGATCAATTAGCTATGTTTACTCAACAGGCCGAACAGCAAATTTATTCTTCTGTGGATCTCCCTGCTATGCGGGTTAATCAGACGGGCACTACCTCCATCAACAATAAGTACCTCACGATGCCTACAAACCTGTTGTATGTTTATTCATTGGCGGTTGTAGATGGTTCAGATAATTATCATTACCTTATTAATAAAGATGTAAGTTTTATCAGAGAAGCGTATCCCGTAGCTGCTACTACGGGAAGACCAGTGCACTACGGTATTTTTGGAGATGGGACTTTTATTTTGGGGCCAACCCCAGATGCTGCTTATGCTTCAGAGATACATTTTGCTAAATACCCTACCTCTATCGTAACAGCGGGTACTACATGGCTTGGGACTGAGTTTGATACCGCGTTGTTAAATGGGGCCCTGGTAGAAGCTATACGGTTTCAGAAAGGGGAACCGGATCTGGTAGCGTTGTATACAGATATGTATAGCCGTTCTATCTTGCGCCTTCAAAATTTAGGGTCTGGTCGGCTAGAAACAGATACATACCGTTCAGGGGTGGTAAGAGTACCCCCCAACTAAAGGATAAACTATGTTAAATGGAGCAAATGGTAGTTCAGAAGTAGGCATAGCCCATGCCACAATGGTTTCAGGGCGCGGTTTTACTCCTGAAGAGTTAGCAGAACTGGCGCTTAATGAGGTGATTTCCATAGGTAGTAACTCCCACCCTGTTATTCAGGCCCAAGCAGAAGCATTTAGAGAAAGTATTAGGGGGGTTTTGGTAAATTATTTACGTCAGGCTGTAGCTTCCCATAATACTACATTAACCAACCGTTTTATGGATGCGGGGCATCCAGAATTAGTAAAATTACTAGAGGTCTAACATGGCAATTACAATTTCAACAGCAATGCCTACTACATTTAAAGTTGAACTTATGAAGGGGCTGCATGATTTTTCAGCGGGTAGTACTACGTTTAAGTTGGCACTTTTGAAAGCAACTGCTTCTGGTAGTGGAACTTACGGTGCTGCAACTACTAATTATTCTGATGTTACTGGGGCTAGTGATGAGCTTGTAGGGACTGGGTACACTGTGGGTGGGAAACCCCTCACTTCGGTAACCCCTACTGCCGATGGTACTACAGCTATTACTAATTTCAGCTCAGTTACGTGGACTGCATCGAGTTTTACAACGTGTGGGGGCCTTATTTATGACACGACTGACTCCAATTCGGCTTGTGCTGTATTGAGTTTTGGGGGTGACCAGACAGTAAGTACTGGTGATTTCCAAATACAATTCCCGGCTGCTGCGGCTGCTACTGCGATTATTCGTATAGCCTAACAGGAGCCTGTTGTGAGCGGGTGGGGTCAACGGCCTTGGGGTCACAATAGGTGGGGCGGTCAAGCTTCATTTACTGTGTACCTTGGTGGAGGCTGGGGTGCTTTTGGTTGGGGCACTGGTGCCTGGGGTGATAATGGTGTCACCACGTTGGGCACTGGAGCTGTTGGTACGGTAACTGTTACGTATGGCAGCATAGCTTACCCTACAGGAGTAGTAGGAACTGGAGCGGTTGGGAGTGTAACCACTAGTTATAGTGGATCAGTAACTCCTACGGGTGTCGAAGGAACGGGATATATAGGTACTCTTTCCATTGTACCTAGTTTTGATATTACTGGCGTACAGGGAGTAGGCCAAATAAACGGTGTTAGTACTAACACCAGCGATTCAGTTATACCAAACGGCGTAGTAACAACAGGTGCAGTAGGCACAGTTACTTTTAGCATTGGTAGTGTATTTACTCTTCCGGCAGGGGTAGCAGGAACTGGAGCGGTAGGGACAGTAACGCCAGCTTACAACTGGATTGTTTACCCCACAGGAGTAGCTGGAACCGGAGCAATAGGTACAACTATACCTACTCCAATAGCCTTACCAAGTGGGGTAGTGGGTACAGGAGCGGTAGGTACAGTTACTCCGAGCTATAGCAGTATAGCTTATCCTACAGGAGTAGAAGGGATAGGGGCTGTAGGGACAATTTTTAGATCGGGGTGGACTACAATAGATGTTACACAGACTCCGAGCTGGACAGGAATAACTACAACTCAAACCCCTAATTGGGTAGACATTGATACCGACATAGCAGCATAGGAATTAATCATGGCAACTTATGTAAATAATTTAAGACTGAAAGAAATCACTACGGGTGATGAGGACGGTACTTGGGGCACCTCGACTAACGCCAATTTGGAGCTAATAACTGATGCGCTAGGGTATGGCACTAAACAATTTGCTGCCGATACTAATGAAACATTTACTATGCCTGATGCTACTGCGGATGGAGTACGGGCGTTGTATCTTAAATTTACTTCGGCTGTCTCCCTTACGGGCACCAGGACAGCAACTTTAGCTCCCAATACTGTTTCTAAAGTATGGATGGTGGAGAATGCCACCACGGGGGGACAGAGCATTACAATTAAGCAGGGTTCCGGTGCAGAAGTTACGATAGCTACTGGCGAGAAAACTTGGCTATACACTGACGGTGCTGGAGCAGGTGCAGCAGTTGCTCTTGCCAATCCCACTGAAACAGGTACAGGCACAGTAACTTCTGTAGCAACAAGTGGTACGGTTAATGGCATAACTTTAACGGGTGGCCCCATTACTACCACGGGTACTATAACTTTGGGGGGTACTCTTGGAAGTGTTGATCTTACTTCGCAAATTACAGGCACTCTCCCCATTGCTAACGGGGGAACAAATTCTACTTCTACCACTTATTGTGACCTAACAGCTAATGTAACAGGCACTCTTCCCGTAGCCAATGGTGGTACAGGGGCTACTACTGTAAATGCAGCACGACAGTCTATTGCTTTACCTGCAACGGCTGATATACATACCACAACACCCGGTAGCAATCTTGTTGACGGGCAATATGTTATAGCAGCAGCAGGAAGTATTACTTTTACATTACCAACGGCTGCAACAGCAGGGGACAGCGTAATCATTAAAGACGGCACAGGCGCGGCTTCTACAACTCCTTTTACAGTGGCGAGGAACGGCCACAAGATAGCCAGTGCAGCTTCAGACCTTACCTTTGATAAGGATTGGGCAGAAATAACCATGACTTACGTTAATGTAACAATAGGCTGGAGCGTATAAATGAGTAATCTTTCCGACCTAATCCCCGCAGGTGGTGGTCAGAATAATACGGATTTTGTGGCTGAT